AACAAAATAAATCGTGAATATTTTCACAGTAAAATTATACATATGACCGGAAGATTAGAGCAATTCATAAAGAATCAGGGATTTAGTGTAAGAGCTTTTGAGATATCTATTGGTGCGAGCGATGGTATGATTAGACGTGCAATCAAGAATAATACAGATATACAAAGCAAATGGCTATCCGTTATATCGGATAATTATCCGAATTTAAACATAGACTGGCTTCTCACCGGTCGTGGCTCCATGCTGAAAAGCGAGGAAGTCCCGCTGATGGGCGACAAGAAAGCGAAAACACTTCCTGTGACCGATAGTGCAGACATAGGCATATATTATACCCTATATAAAGAAGAAAAGGCTGAAAATAAAGCCTTGATAGAGCAGATAGGTTCCCTTAAACAACAGATAAAACAGTTGGAGTCAACGATTGAGGGGTTGCAGCAAAAACTTGTCGACCTCGTTTCGGGCAACGGGGATGCCCCGGGTGCAAGCATTGCCGGTGTTGGGTGATGCCCGATGGCTGTGTGAAGCCTAAGTTTTAAGGGATAAGGATTTTAATAACCGGCGCAAGCCAATAAATGACAAAAAATATGAACGATATTATTTTAACGAAATGGGAGAGACAATTAATGTTAGCTCTTAAAAAACATGAAGAGGTCGTGTTAGGAGACATTCCCCATTTTACACAAGAACAATTCAATATTTACTCCAAGTCTTTAGAATCAAAAGGTCTTGTATGTACAGATGAATGTGAAGAGGAAGGTGTATTCAGAGTGTATCTGACAGATGAAGGAGATTATTACCTGTCAATAAATCCTTTAGCAAAGAATCCTTTCTTAACACCTAACAGGAAATGGTTAATAACTACCTTTATTTCAATATCTGCGCTAATATTATCATTGATAGCACTGATAAAATAGTGATTGGAAGCTATCTTTTTCGTTCCTGTATGATAGCTTCCAGTTCTTTATTCCGTTTCATAAGTTTGTCCACCTCTCTAAACAGCATCTGGACACACCCCGATTCATCTTCATGCTTGACAGTTTTACCCACATAGTCCCCCTTTATCTTACAATATAAAGATCTCATAGCATGCCTATACATGGCCGCATCCCGATGATCGTCAATAAGCGTCCGGATGATACCTTTCCGATTCACCTCTAATTTAACAAAAACAACGTCGTCATCTTTGTGAATCTCTTCTTTCCGTTTCCCTATAGTTTTTCTGATCAGTTTTTTCCACATACTATCCTTTTTGTCCATAATATATGCTGTTTTATCCCTTTTCAGCCATAAAGATAGGTATTTTCAGCAAATAAAGGCCTGTTTTTATACTTAATTATCTAATAATCAACACTTAATATATGACTCATGATATATAACACACGAAATAAGGGTACACGAAAACCCGTAAAAAGCCCGATATTAACAATACTTAACCACTTATGCGGTATCGAACACGTCAAAAAAATACTGAGAAATGTCCCTCTAAGTGTCCCTCTTTTCTGTAAAAAACGTATTTTCGAGCATAAAAAAGGCGACATCCAAGCCCGTCACAGCCCGGAATGCCGCCCCAAAATGGAAACATTGCATAAATATCACTCAAACATCAATAAAACAGCTATTTACCACCACGTATCAAGTGCGATTGGATGATCATCGCCCTCCGGGTGATTTTACAGCTCCCGTCCGTCATTCCGGCGTGCAGGAGGCTGTTCTTCGTGATCCCCACTTCCTCCTCCGAGAGCGTGTCGAAGATAGCCGAAATCGACCCGAAATAGTAGTTCTTCTTTTCAAAAATCAGATGAACATGGATTACCTTTGTCATAACCTTATTTGCACGTTTTATGCTGCAAATATACCAAATAATTACTATTTGGAAGTATTTGAATAAACTATTTCTATTTACCAGCCAGAAAAGACAAAATAAAAGAGGCCATTTTAAAGCCTCTTTCTATTCTTCTCCGCTGTTCTATCCAATCGCCCCAACAAAACCAATTGTACAGCTTATCAGAGCCTATTTTACCCCTATTTCATCCATGCAAAACAATCAATGCGAAGTTTTATACCCCAACTGTGAACCAACTTCCCATTTTTCACCCTCTTTTCAATCCAAAATGCGAAGCAAATGGGAAGCATTGTGATTTTTCGTATTTCTTCCTGTCCTCCTTTATTTGTTGTATATCAATATCATACGTGTAATTGGTTTTACTTTTCGTATTTCCTCTTATAACAGTTGAACAGAAATTTTACGCCGCAAGCAATAGAACAGAACTTTCCAATTATCAGCCGTTCATGGTTAATGGGATAATGATACAATACGTTATTTTGCTCAAACAGACACGGGTCTGAAACAAAATCATTGTAAATGGTATAGTCGCCTATTTCGATAGACGGGTCTTTTACGACAGCATTCAAATAAACGGTTTGCGTGTCACCTTTACGGGGATATATCTTGTTCATCATAAATTTCAGTTCTTAGTATTGTTTATATTTAAGATAAATGACGGATTGTGTACCAAGCAGTATCACATATAAGTATTCCACTGCCCAATATGCCGCTAACGTGACATTACAATAACCTAATCCCCATAAGCAGAACAGATAAGCAATAGTAGTTATCACCTGAAAAATGAATACCGTCCGTGTCGCTCCCGTTCCTGTTGTAGCATTCAGATAGACGTAACCGGGTAGTGCAAAGAAGTAATTCAATAGCATAACAAGAAAAGGCGGCCATGCAAGCTGTACGATAGCGGGATTTTCCGTATAAGCCCCTATAATGTGCTGGTGAAAGAACAACGCAAAAGTAATCAGTGGAATGCCTGTCGCATATCCTAAACGGATAATTTTATGGCAAAGCGGAAAAACTTGTTTCTTTTCACCTGCTCCAATCAGGTTACTCACCAAAGAACCGGTGACACCTGCCAATGCATTGACGATAACGGAAAACAGTGCGGAAACACTTCTTACAATGTTCGATACAGCCAACTCCGTTTCTCCCAAGCGTTCGATAGCCACGAAGAACAGAAACCAAATGGCTACACTTGTAAAGAACTGGAGCATACTCCATACAGAGATAGAAAACACCTCTTTCAATACCGTTATATCAATACGCCAGTATAAGCCATACGCTTTTTTATCAATGTGCCGAAACATATATGCAGCCAATACAGCCAGCGAACACATTTCGGCAGATGAAGAAGCGATAGCCGCTCCCGATATACCCA